TATGCATTTTACATTTCTTTGAGACATACCCATCCCTTGTCTTAAGTGATGGATCTCAGTTTGTGTAGTTTGTATCTCACCTGTATCCCGACAAGCAATGCATCCTGTTTCAGCCATCTTTTGATACAATGCTTGTCTTTTCTTTTTAACTATTGAAGATATTTTTTTATCTTTCTTGCTTACCATTTGGGCTACCTACGGTGATGTTTCTCTGCATATTAGAATGTGTGTTCAACATTTTTAATTTACATAATTTTTGTACTATCTTATGTGCATGAGATTTACTGCTCAATCCTATTGTATCTGTTATTTCTTGATACGTTGGACTTACACCATGCATACTTATGTAATCCCTTACATAAGTATACACTGCCCATTGTAAATGAGTCATATTAGAATGGAGGTTCATTGCTTGATGGCTTTGCTATGAACGGATCCTTGTTAGATTGTGATGAAGAATCTTCATCTCTTTTACCTAAGAATATAATATCATTTACTTTTATGCTTGGTTGTTTACTGCCGTCATCTTTTTCCCAGTAATCAAATGTACCAGATATATGTACTTGTTTACCTTTGGTAAGATATGGCATTACTGCATCTATTCTTTGCATAGGATTCTTAGCATAATTGCTAGGAAACATAGCGCAGTTATGCCACATTGGCACAGTATCTTGTGTGTTTGAGTCATACTTATCAGTAGCCATAGAGAAGATAAGCATGGAGTTACCACTACGTAACTCCTTTAGCTCAGCATCTTTACCTAGTCTTCCGATAAGTCTAACTTCACATAGTGAGTTAGCCATCTTTGTTTGCCTCCTCTTCATTAGATTTTTGTTCATCTATATCTGCATTGATTTTCAAGCATTTAGCATGGACTGCTTCCAATCGTACCCTTTCATCAGCTATATAGTGTGTCCATTGTGCTAATCTACTTCTGACTAGAAATCTTGGCAAAGATTCTGTTTGATCTGTTACAGGATTAATGAATGTATATTCCTGCTGGTCAGGATCCAAAGGTTCTAGTTCTTCTTTAACAGAGTCATTAGTTGTTTTATCAATGTTGGTTATTTTGGTCATTTAGTTTTTCCTCCACATTATTAAGTTTGTTATGAGCAACAGGTTTTATTTTGTTGCTAGTTGGTTCTTTAAAATCATCAGCTTCTGCTTCTGAATACAAGTAAGCGTGAGCATTAAGTAGTTTCAAGATACATCTATCTACTGCTCTCTTCTCTGCCATTGCATATGGGTAAGAGTTCATTGTATTTTTTGCTGATGATTCACCAATAGATTCAATGACTCTGTCTCCACTAGTAGCAACACATTTAACTACAACATCTGGACTAAAGTTAAGTACCTCTAGTTTCCACATGATATTTTCTTGAGCTGCTACTTTCTCAAGAGCATTATGCTTGATGATCCATGTACCTTTGTTACCTCTTTTGAGCTGCCAAAAGTCAGTACCATCTAGTTTATAGTCCTCTTTAAATTTCTTAATCAGACTTTCTGTATAGTTACTTTCCATTATCAGTCTCCTTTATGGTTAGTATGTTTTTCTTATTGCGAGTAACAACAATACCCGCACCCTCAGCCTTACGACAATCATCTGGAACAAGTCCTCTAATTGTTTTCTTGCATTCATCAAAGTTTTTAGCTAATGGCTTCAGTGTGTTGTAAGTATTAGCTAATGTTTTCCATTTACCATTGTCACTCATATCTCTAACAGTCATACCATTTAAAGGTATGTTCTTAGGTGGTTCTGGTAACTCAGATTCAAAACCACTTGGTTTAGTATCTGTTGTAACGAATAACCAAAAAGCTTTTTCTAATTTAAAAAGTTTTATTTGGTATTCATGATCCCAATCGATCACGGCATGTTCGTGTCTACTGTTACCAAATATTACAGACAAGTACATATACTCAGTCATACTGTGCATCATGTAATGTTGTAGTTGTGGGTAATAGTATTCTGCTACTTTTTCAAACGTATTGTTTTCATAGGTATGTTTACATTCACATATGATCCCGGGATGTTGTCCTTCCATTATTATTCCATCACAGTGTGATCTCATAAATTCATGGTGATCATCAGGTGGTATATCATATCCACGTTGAATTACAGAATCAGTTTCATATTCTAAAAATTTAATATTAACTGGTTCTGTTGCTATACCAATCTGTACTGCTAGTTTCTTGGATAGATCCTCAGGTTCTGTACGCCCTGTCTTTTCTTCCCATAATTTTATCCAGTCTCCAGATATGATACGGCAGGCATCGGATCCTCCGATGTATTGTTTTCTATCTTCCATTGCTACCTCCATATTGTTCTATTATTGTACTACTTATTGGCTAAGTAATCTACAACATATTTGCTAGGTTTTACCTCAGCTCCTGATTCAATAAACCTTTGTAGGTTTATGAATGCATTAACCACAGATTGCAGCCACTGTTGATGTGCTTTGTATTCAGGCTCACACCTTTCAACAAACTCTATTGGTAGTGGTAATCTTGGGTATTTATATTCTATTAGTATAGACTTGATCGCATCTCTCAAAATAAACAAAGGATACTTTGTTAGTTCAGATAGATATACTTCGATACCTATTTCATTTGGTACTTGTATCTGGAATGTAGAAGCTATTACTTCTAATCCCTCAGCTACATCCATACGTGTACATGGTTGCATGATCTTGACTGCACTATTCAGTACATCTAAACCAGCTTCATCAATCCCTTTTTTTGTTTGGAATTGATAAGACTTTCCCATCACTTTGTTTATCTCCTCTTTGCGCAACTCTAACAAGACGTGACTTTCTGTCTGAAACATCCTGGGCAGACGTTGCAATATGATTTGATGGTCCGGATCTCTTACGTTTGTCAAAGTTTTCTGCACACCAGAATTCGAAACGCGCGTCCCAATCTGCATATACTTTTCCAGAAGAGAGGAACCATCTTTTGAATTGTCTTTCTTCATGTTTAATGTCCTCAATGTTTATTTCAGGGAACTCTTCCCTGAGATTCTTAAATGTATCTGGACTTGCTTTCCAGTCTTTTGGTATTTTATTTCTTGCCATGTGTACCTTTCCAATATTCTATTTCATCAGTAAAGTTATATACGTCAGCAAGACTGTCTCGTGTTTGAAAAAAGTCTGGACAGTTCCTGTATATCATATACATCCTTGCATAGTATGCTTTGTAGTTGTTGTTACATTTCAGTTGATCGCCAGATGTATCAATATCACAATGCCAACGTACTCTTTCCCATACTGCTGCAACACCATACTGTTTATATACCTGTCTTACTTCATCTGCAAACTGACAAAAGTATCCGAATACTTTCGGGTTAGCACGATGAAATTTAGTAAAGTTTGTCATTTAACCTCCGTTATTTAGTGTGTCTTTTGCATAGTAATCAGACATCTCGTCTAATTCCATATCAAGTCGTTTGTTTATTTTATGAAGTTTGTTTAATATTCCAGTAATTGCCATGATCGCACCAGTTGCTTTGTTGAAATCTTCAAACTCTCTTTTTGATAAAGAAAAAGGTGTTATCAATACTTTACTTTTATAATATTGTAATTTCTGCTCACAATCATTTATGAGTTCTTTTACAATTGTATATTTATTCATACTCTTCTCCTGTTTTTGGAGATAGATAGTAGACAGAAGTAAACTCAAGACCTGCTACCTATCTTGTTCTATTATTGTACTACATTATCTATCTTTTGTCACAGAATTTTAAGCATTGTTCCAGAGAAAATTTATTTTCATCAAAAAATTTATCTCTTTCAATGGTTAAACCAAGTGGTAATTCCAAGCTTTGAATCTCATCAATAGATACAGATCCTAATTCAGGGAAACCAAGGTCACATACACCGAAAGCAATGTTAGTATCTGGATCCAACTCTGATAGATACCATGTACCTATACCAACTGGATTGAATAGTCTAACTACAGCGTTGAAAGACTTGTTACCATCTTGTGCTTCATGATTAGCTACTAGTCTCTCCATCTGTTTCTTTGTTATTAGTTTCATTTTTACTCCTCACTTTTGTGAATTGTTTTTTGTTGCCTTTATGGTTACTCAATATAACCATATCCTTATCTTGATGACTGATGTACCAGTCATCATCACCAGCTTTTAAAGCTGATAACATTTGTTTTATGTCCATGTTTACCTCTTTATGTTTTTTATTTTAGATAACCTTTTCGCATCCAGTCTTTGATCTCAATAGAGTCAAGCCAGTCTGAGACTTTGGGTATGAACCCACAATCTTCCAGAATATGACGCTCAGCTATCAACCTTACAGGTACTTTACGACCATCACTATTGGTTATCGTAGTGCCGAATATTGATTCGCACATAAAGCAACCCTCAGTGTGATGACGTAAAGCCCTGTGTTTTACTGTTGGTACAAACTTTTTACTTTCATCAAACCAATCGTGAATGGCTTGGTAATCCTCTGGAACTCCTCCCCATTTTTGTACTGATGAAATTGCATGATGATAACAGTTAGCCATTAGGTTTCTCCTTGTAGTCTTTAGCTTCGGATGTAAAGTCAAACCTATTTTCTTCATGATAGTATGTGCCACCCTCTACAGATAATACATTATCTTCAAAAGTAGCAGTACCATGACCACCCTCGTTGTTGTACCAATCAATATCTTTTTGGTTTAAGTATTTATCTACAAAGTCGATAATGTATTCATCAATACATATACGTCTATCAACCTTTTCACTCTTTCCATATTCTTCTGTTTTGATCCATATATATTTTTTTCCGAGTCGTAATGGATCACGATAATGTTCTGCTAATACTTCAACTTTGTTTTGTGATTTACGATCGTCAAGATTTGCCATGTCATACATGAATTTATCTGGATCAATACCAGCTTCTTTTTGTATCTCACTTCGAGATGGAACGTCAGAGTAA